GCGCGAACTTCATCTTCGTTCACCTCGACATTGTGGGTGAACTCGCAGAAGATAGACCCCACCCAATCGTGGGTGTTGTCGCTTAACCGCTTGATTGCAACCTTGCTTGTTCCGCAAGCTGAAAGAAGCGATTTTGCGTATCGGTCTTTTACCTGTGCATCTATATCATCGAAGAACATATAAAGGTTTTTCGCCATATCTGCACAAAAGGCGGCACACTCACACATTTTGAGGTTTTGAACCTTGGGTTTCATTGATTCCACGCCCTTTCGCTTCGATTCAAAATAAATGCTTACCATTGATTCGTTGCCAAGTGGGTGTGGCTGCACGATATAAACACGGTCGGCGTGCAATTCGTGCAATGCTTCCCATAATTCGCCGTGAACGATTGCCGAATTGTCGGCACGTCTTTTCTTCTTTTCGGCTGTTTCGGCTCGGATTTGCTCAATCTTCAAGTCCGTCATTTTGTCTTTGGTCTTTTGGTTGTACGCAAACCAAGCTGTGATAATCACGCCGATTGCCGTAATGATAGCCGGGATATATTCCATCATTTTAAGTAAATTGAAAACATTTTCCGACCTTGACAATGGTTGTGTCCATTGGGTACAAAGACAACAAGGGCAAGCCATTTTCACTTCGTTTCTTGTTGATTGCGGGCAAGTTGTTTTCCGCCTTTTGAATGGCTGAAATCAAAATGTCCGACCCGGTAAAACAAGAACGTCTTTCCCCAACGGGTGTGCCATCGGGGTTCTTTGTGTAATAATCACCGTCTTTGTCGGGTGATTCGTTGAACGTGGCAAGCACAACTTGCATTTGCATTCGTAAGCCGGACGCATTCTTTCCCGGATATTTTGTTGGCTGAATGATTGTCTTTTCAATCAGGATTCGGCGACCGAACAATTCTTCAATCTCGATTCCCTTGCCAATTACCACGTCCGATTCAATCCCAAGTTCACAAAATTTTGCCATCGGTATTCGGTTTAATGTTTAGTTCGACAATGTGTTTACCAACATCACGTCCAAATCCTCGGTAAACTGCAAGTATTCCTTGTATGCGGCAACCGCGTTTTCATCAACGGCAACGCCCAAGACGTGCTTGTTGTATGAATTTACAAGGTCAAATTCTGCCGTTTCGTCAAGGACTGAACGGATAATTACTTTCTTCAAATTCGCCTTGGTCGGCTTGTTGAATGTGCGAACCTCGCAACACTTCCAACCAATTTGAACTTCTTTTTCCTGACCATCAGGAATGCCCATTTCAACTTCGATGTTGAAACGATACAAGTGCGACCCGTCATTATCTCTTTCCAAGACGGCGGGCATACCGTGCGCCATATCATAATGGGCGTTTGCTTCGATTGAATTTAATTTCATACGGAAATTGTTTTGAAAGTTTGTTCACTAAATTGATTGAATCACAATACTTGCACCACCCCCACCAACTGCAAATTTGTTGTTTGTAGTATTCTTTCGTTGGGGCAATCTTGCGTTTGTTCAGCTTTGCCACCCGGCGACAAAGTTTTTGTTTGATTGCCTTTCGCAAAAGGGTGTGGGAATGATAAAACACATAACCCAAGAAGTCAATGCCCCTTGAATCAACGGGGAACACTTGGTAATTACGTTTGACCGCCAATTTCAGGTTGTCGCGTAAATATGCACGGATTTCGTGCAATAAGTTGTGCAAAAACTCCTTGTTCGGTGCAAGAATCACAATATCATCGGCATAACGCCAATAATACTTCACCCGCTTTTCTTCTTTCAACCAATGGTCGAAATATGCCAAGAAAAGGTTTGCAAAGTATTGGGAAAGATAGTTGCCAATTGGCACGCCATCGGTTGAATCAATGATTTCGTCAAGCAATGCCAAAAGGCGACCATCTTTTATTTTCCGCCGCACAACCTTTTTCAAGATTTCGTGGTTGATTGACGGGTAAAACTTGCGAACATCTATTTTCAGGCAATACCGTGTGCCGTCCGGGTCTTGCTTCAACGCCTGTTTCACGTCCTTGGCGCATTTGTGGATTCCACGATTCTTGATGCAAGAATATGTGTTCTTGTTGAACACGGAAACCCAAATGGGTTCAAGAACATTCATAATTGCGTGGTGCAATATACGGTCGGGGTAATACGGCAACCGATAAATAAGACGTTCTTTTGGTTCGTAAATGGTGAAGATGTGATATTTTGATGTTTTGAATGTACCGTTTTTCAAACTTTCGTGCAAAGCAAGCAAATTGGCTTCACGGTTCTTGTCGTGAACCCTGACACCATACGACTTCAACTTGCCTTTCCTTGCCTTTTCATCGGCAAGACGTAAGTTTTCAAGCGAAATCACTTCGTCAAATATGTTTCCAATTCGCTTCATTGTATTACTATAACACAAGTTTGCTTGTATATTAGGATTCTTCGGGTGTTACCCCTACCAAAACCGTTTTACTCATTTTATTTTTTGCCGTTGGATTGTTCCAACTCATTCAACCCCGGTTGGGCTGTTTTTGTGGCAAGGTTTCCGATATGCAACTATATTTTTACAAGCATAGCTGAGAACCGATATTCGCATTCGTATTCGTCGCCGTATTATTCGTATTCGCATACACGAACCCTGCATTCGCACCATTATTCGCATTACCGCTGAACAAAACGCCACGACATCGGACAACCTTATTTAATTTTTCATTCAATCATCAAATTTCCATCATTCAATTGTTGTGGTTCGATTTGGCGTTTCACGCCGCTTCGATTTGCGGGAAAAAGCAAAGCCGAGAACCGATAGTCGCAGACGTAGACGTCGCCGTATAATACGTATACGCAGACACGAACCCTGCATACGCACCATAATGCGCATAACAGCCGAACAATACGCCACGTTCACTTACGCCACTTTCGGGAATACTTGTGTAAAAGTAATCGCAAAAATAGGTGGTTGAACCCGCGCCGACTTCAAGCGGCATAATCTCGCCATCTTCACCAAGAATCAAGGCTTTTACATATCCCCCTTTTCTTGGCAATACACCGCGCAATTGATAATTGGCAACACCTGAACTTGTGAAGTTCGCGGGTTCATCACAAACGTAAAATTCGGATAAACCGCCGCTTGCTTCCGACTGAATCAAGCACTTGCAACCGTCCGTCCACTTCCATATATGACCGAATGGGTTTTCAACACCTCGATACGATGGAACGCCGACAACCTTTGTGGTTGTGTCGTATTCGGTCGGCATCGTGTAATCAACAACGCCCGAATGGTTGCCAAGGCTGTTTGTTGTTCCGCAAGGAATCACCGGGTTGTAACCGTTGAAATTCGACCACTTCGTGCCGTCCAAGGTCGTAACACCCGCGCCCAATCCGCCTTGCCTGTAACCATCTTCGGTCAATGCCGCGTTGAACGTGTCTTGGCAATTGAAATTCGCATATTCAATGGCGTACAACCACCACATCTTGCGGTGTGTTTGGTACACGTTGCAATTCCATTCGGTTGAACCTCTCTTTCGTGCGTATGCACGGAAATTGGTTAATGAAATGGACGTTGCGGGCATACCAAGCATTGTGCGATATGTGCCATCACGTGTCGCATCGTTGTTGCCACCTCGATAATCTGCATCGGTGCTTACAACCGCCGCCAACTTGGTTGTTGAACGCTGAACGGTCGCTTCAACGGCTGAAATGTAGTCCTTACGCCAAAGGTGGAAACCGGGCAACGCCTGTGTCGAAATCAATGCACGGTTCTTTGTGCCGTCCGTTTCAAAACGAACATAAGTGTCCGGCATTTCAACCATATATTGTCCATCTGCACCCGTAAGGTTTGCCGCCGCGCCATTGTCGCGCTTGGTCGAATCGTTGGCGTGAAGATAGTAATTCACTGCACCATCATCAGTCAAAAGACAACGGCGCATCAAAGATTGAACGGGCAAAGATTGGTGCAACTCCATCTTGCCAATTCGTGTCGGCTTGGGATTGCTCACGGTCGAATCCCATTCAATGCCGTAATAATAATCATACGCAAAGGTGGGCTTTGCGCCACCTACTCCGATAATCAAGCCCATATCAATAGCCCCATTTTAAGTTAGTACCTGACAATGAAGTTTGTTTCACCGTCTTTACAATTTCAGGATTCCAACCACAATCAAACTGTGTTTCGATGAAATCCCCATCTTCCATTCCGGCAAGCTGCACCGATAGTTTCACGGGCTGTGTGCCGTCATTCTTGATGTTGAAGCACTGACCATCAGCCAAGGCAAAGTTGCCATTGGACAAATCGCCAATAACTCCCATCTTTCCAATTTGGGCGGAAACGTGTTCGCCCGACCTTGTTTCATTCATAGTTGATATAAATTTTCTGCAAAATTACAATCTTAATGTTTTACTATAACACAAAGTGGATAAGTTTAGCATAACTTACACCAACAAGGCTTCCAACTCATTTATTTTGTCCCGGATTGACTGCCTTTCGGTGTGCAATGCTTCAATGTCATACGGCAAAGGCTCACCCACCAACGAACATTCATAACACTTCGTAACCTTGTAATCGGATTCCGAAAGCTGTTGTTTCAATTCGTCAATTTGTGTTTCGATGGTTTCGGGGTCAATCTTGGTTTCCCAAGACTGAACCACCTTGCCATCAACGATTGTGAACGTGTCCTTTGCAATATACCCGGCATCGCATTGGGGTTGTTCACTTGGTACAAAGTCAAGAAACCCGGCATTTCTCAACTCTGTAACTATTGACCCAATCTTTGGGTCGCAACGTCTTAAATCAATTGTTCCGTCCGATAATATCTTTGCTAATTCCATAATCATTTGTTTTTATGAATGATATTCCAATACGTGATAACCACCATTGTAGTAACGCAAGCGCAACACATCGCCTTTTGCCATATCATACGATGAAATGGTTTGTCCATTGTAGCCATATATTTGCGCCCCGGTTCTTGATGCAAGGTTGATTTTGTTTGGCATTGCTCGGTCGCAAACAATTGTCAAGTCAAACATCACTTCACGGCTTCCCGTTTCGCTGTCAATTTGCGTTTTTGTTGGCAATCGAACCGCAAGATAAGACGTTGTGCAAGCATTGAAGTGGTAATTGTGGCATACTCCAATATATGATTCCAATATGTCCGAATATGCTTGCCCAATGTAACCATCTTCAAACATCGCCTTGCCGCCGATACCGAAAAGGTTGCCATCATAGTGAATTGCCTTTTGAGTGTACCAAGGGTGCTTGTAATTTGGGCGGCAACGTGCATACAATGCAATCGCATTTTGTCCGTATGTATAACCATCTTCGTATTCAAAACGCGCCAAACAAGGATAACCAAGTGAAGCCGGGAACACATTTGTTCCAATACCCGCCCAAATGCTTTTGTTGGTAAATGTTTGTGAATACTTGATGAAACTTGACAAAATCGAAAGTCCATCATAACCCGAACCACCGATTGTTTCGGCAACACCAATTCGACCCGGCGCAATCTCAAATCCACCAATAAGACCCGAAACGGCATTGATAACACCCTCGACGGTTGCTTTTGTCATTACCACCGAACCATCTTGAAGCACACGGAAAGGTGCGCTTGCTCGATTCTCAAATGATGCACCCGCCCAAAAGCGAACCGATGTTGTTGCCGTTCCATTGCCCGTGATACCCGCCAAGATGCTTTTGTTGTCGCCCGCAACCTGAATTGTGCCGGACGTTACAATTCCGCCATCAATGGTCGTTTGCGTGTTGTCGTAATACACGGCAATAACCCAATCGTTCACATTGTAAGACTGTGAAGATGTTTTCTTGGTGATACATCGGCGCAACTCCTTTCCATCAACCCACAAATCGCCAATGTCGTAAGGGGTTGTCGGCGTTGCCACAAACACACGTCTTTTCCCATCGGCGGTGTCCTGTGCTTGGCTTGCCGCTTCATAAGCTGCAATCGCTTTGGCATCTTCAACCTTTGTCCACGCATAAGAACTTGTGTAATACTTCAATTCTTTGTTCGTGGTGTGATACCACATATCGCCCACGTGTTTTTTCTTCAACGCGGTTGTTGTCCACGCGGTCGCCGGGTCGGTCGTTTGAAACCACGTTTCAATCTTTCCGTCAATTTGCGTCAAAATGTCGGTCTTGTCGGTTGTATAAACGCCGTTGATAAAGTTATTCAATCCCGAATCATCGGTGTACTTTGAAGCCTTTTCCCAATCGCTTGAAGTGTACGAACCCGATGCACGTGCGGTCTTGCAACGCATAATTTCGCCCGTGCCACCCTGAACCCACAAATCGCCCACTTCATAAGGTGGGTAAGGGGTCGTGGTGAAGATTCGGTTCTTGTCCTTTGCAAGTGCAAGGGCTTCATTTGCCAATGCAAGGGCGTTGGCAACTTCATCGTCCGAAAGCTGTTGCCACTTGTATGTGCCATTTTCTTTCACAAAGCGGAACACCGCACCCGTATCGGTGTTATAAAACAAGTCGCCAAGGTGATTTTCTTTCAACTCCGATGTTGTCCACTCGTTTGCCGGGGCATTGCTCATTGTCGGGTCGTATGTTTGGAAAAATTGTTCAATTTGACCGTCCAATTGCGCTTGGATTTCCGACAATAAGCCCGGCAAGGTGTTGTTGATGAAATCCTTGTTTTCCAAGGTTTCCGCGCCCAATTCTTCAAGGGTCTTTTCGCTTCCATTGGAATTGAACACGATTCGACCGCCAATTTCGGAATTATCAAGGTCGAAATATGTTGTTCCGTCCGCCGATTCAATGCGACCCGTCTTGATGAAACGACCGTTCACCATCGTAAAACCATACGTCAATGCAAGGGAACGAACTTTCAATTCCGGGTCGATGCTTGACAATGTGCCGACCAAGAAATGATAATAATTCGCATCTTCATCAACCTTGATTTGTGAAGTTGTGAAGATGAACGAACCCGCCGTTCCGTTTTTCTCACACTTGGCATATAGGTAATATGGCGTGTTGCCTGTTAAGGTTGTCGAACCATCAGCCATCACCCAAGACACCGCCGATTCTTCTTTGATGGTGTAATGGGTAAGAACGCCGCCTTTCCAATTGACCAAGTATGGATTGCCATTGAAGTTCGGTTGAAACACGGTGTTGAGCAACCCGAATTGCATTGACTTTGCACCAACCGACAACGCCATTGTGTCGATTGAATTTGGCTTTATCTTGTCGGTGTAAT